GGGACTTCTCGTCTGGCTCGTCTTCACGCAGACCAGCCAGATTTGTGCGTTCGCGCACGAATTTTACGAACAGCGTCGTATGGGAGATACTCTCCTTCCGCCTCCAGACGTGCAATGTACTCTCGGGCCACCATCGACATGGGGGCCTTCTTAGAGTACTGCAGAGATCCAACAGCCGGATACAGAGCATCTCCTGGTTTCAATTTAATTTGGTCGTGGGGTTTGAAGCGACCACCGTGGGAGCAGTAGAACTCGTTCGCCATGATCGAGACATAGCTACGAGCCTCACGGTACGACACAAAGAAAGAACGCTCCGCACCCTCACCAGCTTCAAGCTCGCTGATGGTGGCAATGGAGTTCTCGAAAAACTCCCATGCTCTTTCTTTGTCGCTCTCCGCAGACCGCCAATCGAGCGGCTGCGGAGATCGCTTCCAAACCTTCACGGGCTTCATAGGGACATCACCTTTAATAAGGGTGGCAAGTCTGTTGCGCATAGAGCCGGGCACCGCGCCCATCCTTCCGTTGGATGGGTGCCCAAGACCCCCAAGCTCGACAGGAAGCTGCGGCCACCTGCCGAGTCGACGCGCCTTGGCACGAACAGACTTCCACAAGACACGACAAACTCTATCCATCCGTCGCCAGATGAAAGAGTCAAAACAACTCGTGTCTATTGTCCCATCACCGTCCTTAGCGAGAGACTTGAGAGGTACCGGTTCAAAGCAACGTGCATCCTTGAACTCTGGAAGCACGTACATTTCACAGAAGAGCAATCCTCTGTGCCCGATAAAGGTCTTCCTCTCATGCATCCCGCTACCTACAATCTCCGTTCTGAGTTTGTAGGTAAGGACCGATTCGGGTGTGCACGCCGCGCCGACGTCGTCTCCGCAGATGACGGTCTTCGAGCCCAAGGGCTTTGCACACCAGCCGTTAAGGAGGGAAAGGATGGTGAACGAGCACGGAGTGCCCATGAGGATTCCCCGGACCATGGGAACCAACACGTACTCACCTCCCTTTTCTCCAGAAACGACCTTGAATCGCTCCTCCACCCGATGTCTCTCACGCCGTGGCAAATCGGCGAGTTTGTACTTGACATAATGCAGCCGACGGCCGACACCAAGTGTCTCGGCCATACAATCAACCGTGTGGGGGTCCAATCCCGCACGTCGCAGGCCATGGAGTACGGCCCGCACTGCATCATGAGCAAACCCGTCTGTTGCCTTGGTGAGGTCTGCGCTAACGTAGACCTCACCCGACGCGAGACCTATCCCGGCCAAACGGCTCTTCGCATCCTCCGAACCTCCAAAGAGGCGGGAATCAGACGAAGAGACCACAGGCCAGGTCCGCTGACGACAAAGGTCACCAGCGGCAAAGAGATCACCGGGGGGGACGGTAATTATTCTGCACTTATCTCCCTGTTCACCAATGGCGGTGGCATTATGGACGACAGTAAAGTCGTCTCTGTGGGATCCCTCGTAGAACGCCTCTACAGCACGAATTGCTGGCAATGCGCGCGACGCTACGATCTCACTCAGGAGCCCATCGCCAGGGATAACAGCCTGTCGCCAGAGAGAGCGACCAAGCAGGCCGAGTTTCGGCGCAGTGGCAGAATAATCTGCCCCGAGAAGAAACTCCGGGTCTTCAGCGCGACTGTAGATGTACGCGTTGTACCCGCCTCGTGCCTTGGGCCTCTCGCCGACAGCGTGATTAGAGATAGGTGCATTTATATGAAGCTTTCGCTCGACAAACTTCCCTCTGACTATTCCAGCCACGTAGGTGGATATCTGCTCGCAGACACCCGGTGGTACAACTACGCGGTCAGAGAGGAGTTCAAGATGGGCAAGATAAGCGGAGGAGACGGTCTTTGCATTTGGCTTTGGCAAAGCACGAGCGAACCTGGTGAAGGCCAGTCCGCTCAGACTATCATTGTCAGTGCATTTCCGCAACCACCGCTGTATCTTGACTGGAAGACCCGGCACATAGTCAGGCCGCACATCCGACAAGACGTATCCTCGGATCGACACTGCCAAGTCCTTCAACTTGGTACAAGTGTTGTGCGCCCCATCCCGCCGAAGGGAACGGGCGACCCATGTGCGGGTCCTCCAACATCCATCATGTCGAGCGACACCAAAAGCATTGAAACCAATCCAAAGAGCCTGCCAAACCACACAAGCCTCACAAGGCTTGCATGTGCTCTTTGGACTTTTACGACGCTTACGCTCGCTGGGACGACTGGTGCCGCCGGGCTTCGATTTGAAGCCGGACGAGCACCGGGACTCACACAAACCAGCAATGCCTAGGTAACTCGGGAGAGGCCTAGACACGGTGGCTGA